GGAAGAAGTGGAACTGGAAGCGGAATCCGAAGAATCTGAAGAAGATTACGAGGAGCCAGAAGAATCCGATGATGAGCCAGAGGAACTACCTCGCTACCGTGTTAAAGCGGCTGGCGAAGAAAAGGAAGTCACCCTCGATGAACTCATTAAGGGATATCAACTTGGTGCTGATTACACCAAAAAGACCTCTGATGTTGCTGAACAACGCCGTGCTGTTGAAGCAGAGCGTCAAGCAATTGAAGAAGCAAAACAACTGCGTGAAGCATATGCACAACGTCTTCAACTCGTGGAGCAATTTCTAAGCACTCCTGAAGAAGATATTGAGCAACTGAAAGAGACTGACCCGATTGGTTATGCGGTGAAAGTCGCTGAACAAACTCAGAAAGAGAAGCAATTGCAAGCGGTTCGTGCCGAGCAAGCCAAACTTGCTGAAAAGCAACAACTTGAGCAAGCTCAGAGCCTCCGTAACCACCTTGCTGCTGAGTCTGAGAAGATTGCAGCGATTATCCCCGAATATTCAGACAAGGAAAAAGGCGCGAAAGTCCGGCAGGAAATTCGTGACTATGCCAAGTCAATCGGGTGGACTGACCAAGAACTCGGGTCGGTTTATGACTCACGCGCTGTTCTCTCGCTCTATGAAGGTATGCAGTACCGGAAACTCATGCAGAACAAGCCGAACGTAACCAAGAAGGTTGCAGAGGCTCCGAAGATGGTTAAACCCGGAACCACTAAGTCTCAGGCATCTGAGAGGGAACAGATTAAGCGCGAAAAAGCGCGTCTTCGTGAAACCGGAAGGGTACAAGACGCTGCTTCTATTTTTGAACGATTCCTTTAAGGAGAAGTACCATGGCTATTTGGAATGCACATGACGCTAAGGGTCTGCGTGAAGACCTTGCTGATGTTATCTACAACATCTCCCCCACCGACACCCCGTTCCAATCGTCGGTTGGCCGTACCAAGGCTACTGCCGTTTATCACGAATGGCAGACTGACAGCCTTGCCGCTGCTACCACCAACAACGCTGCTGTTGAAGGTGCTGACGCTTCGGACGCTACCCTGTCGGCTACTACCCGTCTTGGCAACTACACCCAGATTCTGCAAAAGACCATCAAGGTCTCGGGCACTCTGGATGCGGTGAACAAGGCTGGCCGTAAGTCGGAAAAGGCTTACCAACTTGCTAAGGCTTCGGCTGAAATCAAGCGTGACCTTGAAACCATCCTCCTTGCCAACCAAGGTCAGACTGCTGGTTCGTCGAACTCGTCGGCTCGCAAGATGGGTTCGCTGCTTTCGTGGCTGAAGACCAACACGCAAGTGGTTACCGCTGCCAACAACCCGACCACTATCGGTGTCTCGACCCGTACCGATGGCACTCAACGCACCTTCACCGAGCAACTCCTGAAGGACGCTGTTGCTGATGTGTACGAATCGGGTGGCAATCCGAAGGTGCTGATGGTTGGCCCGTCTGGTAAGCAGAAGGTCTCGTCGTTCGCTGGTATCGCTGCTCAACGCTTCATGGCCCCGTCGAACACGCCGACTACCATTATCGGTGCGGCTGACGTTTACATGATCGACTTCGGCACGATGAGCGTTGTCCCGAACCGCTTTATGCGTAGTCGTGATGCTCTGGTGCTTGACCCGGAATACGCTGCTGTTGCGTATCTGCGTCCGTTCCAGACTAACGAACTGGCTAAGGCTGGTGACAGCGACAAGACTCAACTGCTTGTCGAATGCACGCTTGAAGTCAAGAATGAAGCTGCTCACGCACTCATTGCTGACCTCGATATGAGCCTGTAAGTAGTAAATTAAGGGAGGGGGAAACCCCTCCCTTTTTCTTAGGAACTTTAATGTCAAGAATCATCTTTAACGATGGTACGAGAGTCCAGAAGTTTCATACCGTAGATGACAAGATTGTCATTGAGACTTCTCAGGACATTACCCACATCCTTGAGCAAAACAAGGTTGACTTGGAGGCTGATAAGGCACGACAGGGCTTTGTAGATGATATGCACCATGTAGCTCGTATTCCCAACACGGTCATTGATGACCTGAACAAGATGGGAATCATGAGAGGCTTTGCGATTGTTGATGAAGATGAATTCGCAAAGTGGCTGAATACCACAGAGATTGGTGTTGCTTGCAAAACCTACAGGGGACAACTGTGAAAGTCGGAGTCTGCGTACCTTGCCGTGATGAAGTGATGACCTCGTTTGCATTTGATTTTGCAAAGATGGTCGCTTATGACGTTAAAACCCGCTGCACTCAAGATGGGCATGGATTGATGATGTACACGATGCCCGGAACGCTGATTTTCGACCAGCGAGAAAAACTTGTCGAAATCGCTCTAAAGGAAGGCTGCGATGCAGTCTTGTTTATTGATAGCGATATGAGATTCCCGAGGGATATGGTGAATATCCTTCTTAGTCGTGAAGTTGGTATCTGCGGAGTAAACGCAACTACTCGCAGACCGCCGATTCTGCCTACCGCACTTAATCTTCACATCGAAGAAAAGGACGGTAAAAAGGTGCATTGGTGGGAAAAGATTGACAGTCGCGGTAAGACTGGAATTGAGAAAGTAACTGCTATTGGATTTGGTGCAGTCCTAATCCGCAAAGAAGTGTTTGATGCTGTTCCGCGCCCTTGGTTTGATGCACCTTGGGGAAAGAGTGGAATCATTGGCGAAGACGTACACTTCTGTATTAAGGCTCAAGATTCTGGATTCGATACCTTCGTTGACCACGAATTGTCCATGCATATTGGACACGTTGGAGCGAGAGAACACAGATGGTCTGATGTAGAAGATGACACGCTAGAGGAATTTAACAATGGCCCTAAATAACTACAGCGACCTAAAGACAACGGTTGCTAACTATCTTGCTCGGTCTGACCTGACCTCTGTTATTCCTGACTTCATTCAACTTGGCGAGCAACGTCTTCGTCGAGAACTGCGTATTCGTCAGATGCTGAAGGTTGTGACCACAACGACAACTGCCGGAGATTCCACAGTTGCTCTACCAGCAGACTTTCTTCAGTTGCGGGATGTTCACCTTGATGGGAATCCAACCTATCCAGTTGAGTATCTGGCTCCCGGTGCTTTCTATCGGAACACTCGTTCTGCTGAATCTGGTGTTCCTCGTCAGTACACGATTCTGGCAACGGAATTTCAATTTGCACCAATTCCAGATTCTGCTTACACAATTCGGATGCTTTATTACGCAAAGCCGGACTTCCTTAGTGATTCAAATGTCTCAAATGTGTTTTTGGCTAACTGCTCTGACGCACTGCTTTACGCTTCTCTTGCAGAAGCAGAGCCTTACTTGATGAATGACACTAGGGTTCAGCTCTGGGCTAGTTTGTATGACCGTGCAGTAAATAACATTCAGACTAGCGATGACCAAGGCGAGTATTCCGCTTCGCCTCTTGCTATGTCTGTTGCTATTCGATAAAGGAGTAAAAAATGTCTGAAATGTCAAATTACCTTGAGAATGCGCTGATTAACGCCGTTCTTCGCAATACCTCTTACACTAGTCCCACGACCACCTTCGTGAGTCTGCACACTGCTGACCCGACTGATGCTGGTAGCGGCACTGAAGTCTCTGGTGGTTCGTATGCCCGTACCGCTGCAACCTTTGGCGCACCTTCTGATGGTGTAACCACCAATAGTGCAGCAGTTGAGTTTCCACAATGCACTAGCAGCTGGGGAACCGTTTCTCATATCGGCATTTGGGATGCTGTAACTACCGGGAATATGCTGTTCCATACGGCTCTTGATACTTCCAAGACGATTGACTCTGGAGATATTTTCAAGATTGCCACTGGTAGCCTGAGTGTGACGCTGGCATGATTCCTCTGACCCTAGAAGAACTGGATTCCCGTGGGGATTTAGATTCTCTAGGGTATTCGCTCGACAATACTTGGTACACGGATAGAGTCTGTGGGCCTTGGGTGCTTGAGCAACTGGATTACTTTGGGAATCTAGACACTCTAGCATTCTCGCTAGACGATGCGATTTGGAACACTGCTTGCATAATTGACGTAAACCCTGCGTCAATTACGGCAAGCGCATCTGTAACCGCTGATGCAAACCGCATCAAGGGTGGCACAGCAAGTATTGATGGAATTGCCACAGTTACCGCTGCTGCATTCAGAGATAGGTTTGTTCAAGGCTCGATTTCTGCGTCTGCATCGGTATCTGCTGCGGCTTTCTACATTGCCGGAGGAAGTGGAGCCGTACAAGGCTCTGCAATCGTTTCTAGCAGTGCATTTAGGGTAAGACTATCAGCCGGAAGCGTAAATGCAGCAGCAAGCGTTACAGCGGCTCCTATCGCTATATACGCTGGAAACGGTGATATTTCTGCGTCTGGAAGCCTGACTGCGGCTTGTTTGCGTATCAGGCTTGGCAATGCAGTAATCACAACCAATGGAACACTGGAAGCTGACCCTGTCAGGGTAAGAACAGCGCAAGGAGCAATAAATGGTGATGCAAGTGTATCGGCAACTGGTGGCCTTATTGCGTCTGCTTCCGCTGGCATCAGTGCTAGTGCTTCTGTGGATGCTTTCGGTAGTGCAATCTTTTCTTCTTCGGGTGCAATCTCATCTATTGCAACTCTGGTTGCGGCTGGTTCAGTCCTCGGGGATAACTGGACAGTGATTACTGACTCTGTGAATACATGGAGTCCTGTTACAGACAGTTCGGATGTTTGGACTGTCATATCGGCAAGCGATAACACTTGGACTGCGGTGACCACTGGAAACAACAACTGGTCTAGCGCATCTGTCGGGAACGAGACATGGCTACAACAGTAAATTTTGGTGAATGGACCCCTGACCAACCGGGAGTAGCCGGGAATTTGACGGAGGCGACAAATGTTTATCCCATTGCTACTGGATATGCGCCGTTCCCGCTTGCTGTCGATTATTCGGCTGCTGCATCAGAAACACTTAACAATGTTGTTGCAGGAAAAAGTGGAGCGACTACACAAATATTTGCTGGTGGAGCATCCAAACTTTTCAAGTTCGATTCATCTGACCTGAGCATGGATGATGTTTCAAAGGTTGGTGGGTACACAACCCCTGTTGCTGACCGTTGGAACTTTGCTCAATTTGGTGGTGTTCTTCTAGCAGTCAACAATGAAACCAAGATTCAGGCTTGGACTATCG